ATAGTTGCTTAAGATGATCCCAACTATACAGTGAGATTAAGTCGTTGTATGTAGTACGTATAATCTGTGCTACTTGCTGTGCTTCAGGAGTGTCATCAATGGAGTTAACTAGATCACTATCCATATCAGAAAGTATATCTTGAACCATTTCTAATAGAGTATATTTCATTATGAAGTTCCTGTTGATCTTTTAAAAGTGCAGCTGCCCTCTAAGGCCACTTAAATATCATACACTAAGGTCAGTAGTCGCTTTCATTACTCTATTAGATATGATTGCAGTACGATCCCCGGCGTCATCCCCTATTCTAAAAGAGATAACATCTCCAGATGAAACTGAGATATCATGAGAGGCTGTACCAGCGTTACTAAAGTTCGTTCCCGCGATTATAGATCCATTCCTATAAACTTCTATGACAGCGTTACTACTACTACCTCCACCGCGAGCATAATCATAGGTTACTCGGATGGTTCCTGATCTATTTATAGTGGCAGTTCCCGGTATCTCAACTGGTGGGTTGTCGTTCCTAGAATATGAGGCTGGGTCATCAAATAAAAAAATTGTAATAGATTTTCCTGTTGCTGTATATTCTGTAAGATTATACCCTACCCTAGCTGTAACCCAAGCATCTTCAGCAGCCCCTGTTTGAAACTTTTCAGCTCCAAGAGTACCAGTAGCTACTTTATCATTAGTTACAGAGCCGTTGTCTAGTTTAACAGTGGTTACTGCACTTGAGGCAATGTTTCCTGTATCTACTAAACCAAATTCTAAGGCAGATCCATTGTACTGGTATACATGGTTTGTGCCAGGTGACCCTGTATCTGGGTACCCCTTTGGAGTGTGCTTTTCTGAGTCAGTAATAGTTTTATGGTCTATCGCCATGTGTTTCCCCAATAAAAAAGGGAGGGAAGGTTTCCCTTGCCACTCCCTATAGTCCTTACCTTAAAGGTTATGCACCTTCTGGCATATACTCTACAATAGTGCGTAGTTTACCACCAGTCAGACTTCCACCACTGCCGCCAGTAGCGGCCAGAGTAAGTGCTAGCTCAGCACCTGCACTACCTACCGAAGTAGGAGTAGTAACCGCGTCAACACCTGCTGTGCCTCGTGCAAAGCCACCCATAGATACGTCAGTACCAGTAAAGTCCCCGATGACAGTACTAATGTCAAAGCCAGTACGAGTACCATCTTGTGTAACTTCTTCAAGAATCTCAGTAGTGACTTTTTGGATCTTGGCGTATGCTGGAATATCCAATACTAGATTGTCTGCACCAGCAGTAGGTAGATCGGTTACATCATAAGAATAGGCTACCGTAGCAACTCCACCCTTATATCCGTACGCTCCACCAAACCGACCATTAGTAGTACGAGTACCATAATGTACTTCTACGCCCCGAACTGGGGCTGTTTGAAAAGACATAATTTGTTTCCTCTATATTAGACAGTTGCCAAAGTGTAAATAACACCAAGGGTGTCTACACGCTGAATGCCAAAGCCATCACGAGTAGTAGTTTGAAACTTCTCACGACGCTCTTCATGGTCACGCCAGCCTTCAATAGAAGGAGCCACTCGTTGAGCGTACATAGCCGGTGTGTGTTGATCTGACATCAGAGACATTGCAATGTTTGCAACACCATCAGAGATGGTAGTAGTGCCATCGTCAAATGACCCTGTAGGCAGATAGTTGGTAGTCCAGATATCAAATCCATAGATGTTACGAATGAACTTGTGGCTCTGTGCAAAACCTTCAGTGACAATACCTTCAAACATAGGATTGTCAGAAGTAACTACTTGAGTCAACTGGTTAAAGGTAAACTCTACAGACGGATCAACGAATAGCACACGGCCCTGCGCAGGTACACGAGCTTTATCAAATGCGTACTTCATACGACTGATATCTTCTAGTGTAATAACACCACTAGTACCCGTACCGGGAATGCGGTGATTAACACCGTTGATTACGTTTGGATCACCTGCGGTTTGTCCGGCATTAAGTGCTTTGAGAAAGTTAGTCTCATGCCATTCGGCAAGAGCAATAGCTGACTCTTGTGCGCGAGCTGCTTCCAGAGCTGCAATACGACGAAAGTCTTGACGAACTTCATCGCTAACAAACCAAGCATCACCAACGTACTCGTTGATGGACATGGTTACTGTACCGGAATCAATCGCAGTAAAGTTCAACGGAATACCTTCAGCTACTTCTTGAATAGTAGCAGCGCCGGTAGTCGCGATGTTCAAAGTTGTACCATCAGCAAAGTCTGATACATTACGATACATGTTGTCAGGCAACATAATATCAGGAAGAGTTTGGATTAGAAACTCTGAGTATTTCTGTGCGTCGTTAAACGCATCTGCATTTGAGCGTTGAATAGCCATTTAGTTTCCTAGCCTCTATTTAGTTTTAGCTTCTCTTCAATCTGTTTCATAAGGTTTATAGCATCTTTGCTACGACCAGTACGCAACGGATTGGGAAGCTTGTCTTCATGTTGGTTATACTGAAGTGCTTCAGTATTAACTGAAGAGGTACCAAATCCACTAGTGCTAGCTTGCTTAGGCTTGAGGCCGATCAGGTTATTGAATGCTTCGACGCTGTTAGCGGCTACACCCAATAAGAAGTCTTTGCTCACGTTAAGCTCTTTAGCTTTAGTGTTAAGTAGTTCCTCGGTCTTATCTCCATGAACTGCTGCAACACCCTCAATAGCTTTACGCTTGTTTTGATCTTGAGTAGTTGCTTCGTTCTCTGCAGACATACGACGCCGGAATTCTTCATACATTGAATCCAAATCAACGGCATCGGCTTTGGCAGCATCAGACTCTTGCACTTCAGTGGTCGCTGGGGCTGGGTCTTTAGGCTTGCCATAGTTCTTAATTAGGTCTTCCATCCTTTCTTTCTCCGTCTTGAGGTTTTGATTTTCTTGCTCTAGGGTTTGGATATGCTCTTGGGCATGAGCCGCACCTTTGAGTGCCTCTTCTGGAGAAGTATACTTAGGCTCTCCACTAGTATTAACAATGGATTGCAACAAAGTATCTAGTTCAGATGGTTGTTCAGTGGTTTCCACGGCTTGGTCAGTCATGTAAATCCTTGTTTATTAATGTAAATGTATTACTTATGAAGGTATTATACCATATTCTTAATAAGAAGTCAAGCCTTTTAACAAACTTTTTACTTCCTTGTACGCTTTAATCTTTCCCATGATGCACGCATGTTCGTGGCTCCAGTCTCCTGTAAAGGATTCCCTCCCTAGTGCTAGTGTAAGCTCAGCTTCAATCATGGAGTTAAGTATCTTATCCTCCTTATCAAATATCATACTAGAGCTATTTAGTACTTTTTCAAATTCTTCCTTAGCTTTGCCTTCAAGCCCACTAACCCATTGACGTTTCATTCTATAATTTCCCCTGTGTTAGTTACAGCACTTTCAGCAGACAGATCCTCTTGTACACTAGAAGACGTACGCTGCATATCAGCTTCTTCAAATACAGCTTGATTCTTTTTAAACAAACCATAGCGCTCGATGTTGAGCAAGTCTTCTACCATATTAGCCAGAGCTGTTGTATCTGTGTGCTTCTCTAGTACCTGTCCTATACGGCTATTCATAACACCGTTAAGGTTCTGGAACGTCTGTGCCTGTGCTGCAAAGTGCCTAGCACCAATAGGGCGGATGGTTCCTTTAGCAGTAACGTCTTCCTTCGTAACTGATACCAATGTCATGGCACCAATGTCATCATCCATTACACGAGCATAGTCTACCGCATCCATGTTCCTGCGGCTCTGTTCTAAGTAATCGTTAAGGATAGGTTCCATTAGCAGTATTTCAAAAGTAGTAATCTTCTCTTGGAATATACGACCTGCTGCAGTCATTAGAGCAGACACTTCAAGTGCAGTCTTCTCTCCGGGAGTACGTATTCCCATAGCTTCCCTAGGAGCACCAGCATACTCTTCCATCTTCTGTTCTAGAGTACTGATCAGAAAGTCTGCGTTAAGAGCCTGAGTATCAGGAACTAACATTTCAACACTGCCTTCTGTCAGATCAATCTGAACACCCGGTGCCCATGTGAAATCATCTACAATACCTTTACGTACAATAGGAGGGTACGCAATAAGATCAAATACGTCTGCCTTCATATTCTCAAGGTGGTCAATACGATACTGCATACCTACTAGGTTATCAAGTGGTCCCATACCCCACAGGTTATCAGGGCGTAGACGCCATGTTACGTGACGTACTGTGCCGCCAGTAAACCAGCTAGGTATCTTACGATTACTAACTACCTTGCTCCTATCAATGACTGTTATCTCCACATCTTCTAGGAGTTCGCCTGTATCTGGATCGTGCATAGTGCCTTCAAAGGTAAGTATCTCTACTAGGTTAGAAGTGTAGTAGTCATACAGGCTACCAAAGCCATCAGCCACCATGCCATCTTGTTTATTGAAGTCCTCTTTCTTAATCATAGATGCTCGGCTACGAGTATCAAGTGCTGCTTCTAACGATTGGTATAGTTCCGAGTCTTGCGGTATTGTCTTTTGCATGACTTTGATTTCGCCAATGCTCTTGAGTGTCCTGACGATTGTCGGCGATTGTGCAAATGTTGCAGCACGTGGATCAAACACGATATCGTTAGGAGAAATACGAACCACACGAGGACCGATGTATCCCGGCACCACTTCACCACTCTCAAGAATTTTCTCTTCGTGGACATACTCCACCTTAGCAAAGGCGTTGCCATAGTCAATGAAGTCTAACAGCAGTTGTGATGTTACTGTACGAAGCCCGCTCTCTCGTGTCTTGTTAGACATGTAGGCTTCAATGTACCTACGCTTCTCTAGTTCAGCATCTTCTTCTGTGTGTCCCTGCCATGATAACCAGTTGTCATTAGGAAACAATGCGGATAAGTAGTTAGCGTGTAAGTTATCCCTGATCTGGCACAGCTTAGGTAAAGTAGTTGAGTTGCCCCATCCGTTAGTACGGTTACTGGTAGTTGATGTATCTGTAGCAAAGATGTAGTTTCGTAGTTCTTTTTTCTCTCGAAGCCATGGGTCTCTGCTAGAATTAAAATTATCCCACATCAAAGAAACAGACTTAGCTAGCCCATCAGGGTTTGTAATATATTTAATTTCTGCTACTGTACCTGCCATTAGCAGACACCTCCAAATCTTGAATTAAATTGAATAACGTTACTCTTATCTTCTATCCTACGTTTGGCAGGAGGTATAGCAATCTCTACTGCACAAGCTAAGGCATCTTTTATATCATCGTGTGCGGGCCTAGCCAATACAAGTTCTTCTTCTAGTATGTTAGTGTATCCGCCTTTGCGGTGCCATATGGTGCTGTTATCATAGCGAGGCTCTAGTACAGCTGCAATGCGCTCTAGCTTGTTACCATCGTTACGCGTAGGCCTATGCTTGTCGATAGATAAAGAGTTGCCGTTCTTACGTATCCTATCTGCTAAGTCATTAGCAATAATATCCTGTGCTATACTAACCTCTGTACGTAACTTCCTAAACCCCCACTTACTGTGCATAGCTACTGCATGATCATAGTACTCATTAATCTTGTTTGTCTTAAACCTGTCTATATCTAATACGTATATGTCACCACTAGAGTCTATACCTATAACTACAATAGCTGTGAAGTCAGCAGTCTTGGCTATGGAA